ATGGAAATCGCCGCAGTTCAACGGAAGGTTTTTCCTGAAGTAAAACAATATGCCGAACATCTCTGCGTCCGATTACACACAATATGTCAAGTACAAGGCAGCGCAACTTGCCTATACGAATGGTCCGCCGCGTGCCATTCAAACCGTAGACCAAATCTCTCCCAACATCAATATCCTCAACTCTGTCCTCAAGACAAGTCAAGCTTCGTATCTTGTAGATCCCACGAAGACCAATCTAACGGGATTGAATTACGTGCGTGCTCCCGAACCGGAACGTGTCAACCATCCGAATGCTCTTTCGACTTTGTCGTGGGCGTCGACGAGTATGGGAACGACATCGTCCAAGATTCAGCAGCCTGGTGGATTACCAGCCAAAAATGTGGTGGGCACCTACACTCGTCTTCCCCAAAATGCAGGTTGGATTCAAGGATCTGGCGCAAATCTATCTTCTGGACCTGCTCGCTTCTAACCTCGTGCTAACTGTTTCCAAGTCGTTCCACAGGGTGCACATTGATACAGCCACAACACTTTGGTGGGATCCAACTTAATCCCCACAATATTGGATGGACCGCCGCGCGTCGTACATGCTTTATTCGGACACACCATCGTCGTAAAGCGCGGTAACGTTGGGTCAAATTTCAAATACGGATTAATCGAATACTGAACAGACGTATCCTGCTGAAGTTCGTGTTCATAGACAACAGGGTTCTCTTGGGTCACTTCTTCTTCATATGGACAACTTCTGCATTTCAAATATGCTTTATTCTCACGCTCCTCGATGGAGTAAAGCATGTTATTGCATTGACGACAGAACTTCATGATGCCTTTCTTATCTTTAAGACTTTATCTTTCGTTTTTAAATTCGCGCGTTCAAAACGAAAACTTTGCCAGAAAGTTGTCGCAACAGTATCACACAGGATGACGACACCCCTTGATAAGTTCCTCGATGGTGGAGAATACAAAGGCAAGACCTACGCAGGTCACAACATTCCATCTGGTAGTGAATTCACGTTTCGGTGCTTGAAAACAAACAAGGGATATTTCGTGAATGAGGACGATTTACCCGATTTCTATCGGTTGTATTTCAATGATATGCAAAATGGAATTGCGCGATTTCTCACAGAACGCGCAACAGAAATTGGTCAGCTTCGTGTTGACCTTGATTTCAAGTTTGAAGGAGTTGTAGAGGAGCATCTTCATACACGCGAACAAGTCATGGCATTTGTGAGTGCCTATATGGCAGAAGTCAAAAAGTATCTCCAAGTTCCTCCCACCGCAGAAGTCTATATTTTGGAAAAGGACAGTCCTACACCAGATATAGCAAAAAATGGAAAGAAATTCTCAAAATCAGGCGTTCATATTCAAGTTCCATCGATCAAGACACACGCAGGAGTGGAACAAGCCATTCGATTGAATTTGATAGATCGTATGGAGGATCTGTTCTCAACGTTAAAAGAATCCTTGAAAAAGGATGAAAAAAAGAATGTTTGGGAAAATGTCTACGACAAGCAACCGCTCACACATACAAACAACTGGACAGTCATTGGTTCCAAGAAACCAGGTGATGGTTCTTTACCATATCGTATTCGGTATATTCTGGATTGGGATTCGGAAACCGGTGAACTCAGTATCGACGAAGAAGTGCCACCGATTTCGGTCGATCTTCTCAAGAAGATGTCAACACGGTCTCGCAAAGATGACGAAACTCCGATGACAGAGTGGGGACGTGAACATGTTCACCAACCCGGTGAGAGACGTCTCCAACCCACTGCTTCGTCTCGTGGCCGAAGCGCAACACGTGAACCAAGTGGCGGTCATGGATCTCGTGGATCTTCTCCAGGTCGTATCTACATTCAGCCTTTAACGCCAGAGTTTGAAGAGTATGTAGAGGCTCATATCGATAACCTGAAATCGGAACGATATACCGACTATGCAGAATGGATTGCAGTAGGCCAATGTCTCAAAAATATTCACCCAGATTTAAATGAAGTCTGGCACAAGTTTAGTCGCAAAGTTGGAAGTTCTTACAATTTCAAAGAAACTGAATCCAAGTGGAATTCGTTTGGATTTCGAATTGATGGAGCAAGACTTGGAATTGGAAGTTTGCGACACTGGTCGGCTCTCGATGACTTCGAAGGGTTCAAGCGAGTAGAAGAATCCAACGTAGATGCGTTGGTTGATAAATCCACAGAAACTGGAACAGAAAATGATGTTGCGCAAGTGATCTTTGCGAAATACCGTGATGAGTTCAAATGTGCCAAGTTCGGTGCCAATGAATGGTATCGCTACACAGGTCATATCTGGAAACCAACTGATCGTGGCGTTGGACTTCAAATTCGCTTATCGAAGGATATTGCCGACATTTACTTGAAGAAGGAACGCGAACAGATGGATAACATTGCATCGGTAGATCAATGTACTCATGCAAAGGATCCTGACCCAACGTGTGATTGCTGTAAGTATGAAGCAAAGAAGAAGGCATATTCCAATATCCGTTTGAAGCTCAAACGAACAGGCTTCAAAGAAAGCGTGATGAAGGAATGTCGTGAATTGTTCTTGGATGAAGAACTTGGGTTGAAGTTGGATGAATGTAAGCACCTCATTGCGTTCAACAATGGTGTGTTTGATACGATGGGCAGTGACGAGCAAGATGAAGATGGAAACTACATCCGTCCGTGGTTTCGTCCGGGTCGTGCAGAAGACTATATCAGTTTCTGTACTAACATTGATTACAACCCAGAGATGCGTCACACGGATTACGAATCTTGGCCGGAAATTGAACGTTTCCTAGTCAGTATTCTTCCCAATCGTAAAGTGCGTGACTACTTTCTCAAACATCTTGCGACGTGTTTGTCTGGTGGGAATGAAGCACAAAAGTTTCATATTCTGACTGGATCCGGATCGAATGGAAAGTCGATGATTACCAACTTGATGGCAACTGCGATGGGCGATTATACATGTAAAGCACCGATTTCCTTGCTGACCCAAAGCAGAGGTAAATCGGCAAATGCGGCTCCGGAATTGGTTCGTATGCGAGGACGTCGCTTTGTGACGATGCAGGAACCCGATGAACAAGTTCCCTTGAATACTGGATTGATGAAGGAATTGGCATCGTGTGAAAAGATTACGGCACGTGATTTGTATGCTGGTTCGAAGCAGATGATTGACTTTGAGATCCAAGCACGCTTTCATTTGGCGTGCAATGAGAAACCCAAGGTGAATTCCATGGATGGAGGAACTTGGCGTCGTTTGGTCGTCATCGATTTCCCGATGAAGTTTGTACCCGATCCGAAACTCCCGAATGAACTTCCGGTGGATGAAACCATTATCAAAAAGGTTGTGTCAGAAGAATGGGCAACTTGCTTCATGAACTACCTCATTCATCTCTACAAGCAAGGGAATGGATTTCACAAGCTTGTTCCTCCAGAAGAAGTCATGGCCTATACAAATGATTATAAGCAAGAGTCGGATATCCTGGCACGATTTATGGAAGAGTATTGCCATCGGCATCCAGAAGGACCTACAGATCCAGAAGCAGTTGCTCCTGCAGCTGTGACATGGAACGAAGTTGCGACTACCTTTCAAACTTGGAAACGAAATGAAGATGGTCGTGGGTCAACAACAGATTTGAAAAAGAGAATGGAAGCAGCGTTTGGAAAATACCCAAGAGGCGGTTGGACGTGTTTCCGATTTGGACAGAATTAAATTACTTGCGGCTTCTTCCCTTTCTGCTCTTTCTTCCACCACGGCGTGTCTTACGACGACCCTTCTTACCGCCCATGGTCGCGGGAGCAGCACCTTGCTCACTTTCAAATACAGGAGCCGGTGAAGATTGCTGCTCTGGTTCACTTGACGAGGAAAACATAGCACCCATTTGTGTGTTAGATTATACTTTTTTACTCAGGGCGGCGAGCACCGATCTTGGAGAGGAAGTACGTGCGGAGGAGACCGATACCGAAAACGACGACGATGAACGAGATAATGAGGTCAATCAACGATGCAACGACGGCACCCACCTTGAAGGTGACACCTGCAACAGTCACTTGAGACTCGGTGATACCCTTGCCGGCAGACAAGGCAGGGGCGACCAAGGGAGCAACCAACCCTTCTGAGACAGCAGTGAAAAACTTGGAAACAACGCTGCCCAAGTAGATAGCCGCAGTGATGATAATCAAATCCTTAGTGTCCAACATTTGTTTGTTCCTTCCCAAACATTTCTTTTTTAAGGTCATTCAACAATGGATACACGCTTCTGGGGACCACCTGCGTGGCAATTGTTTCATCTCATTGCCTTTCATTCAGAGCATCCCGATGATGTTCTCAATTTAATGAAGGACGTCATGCCATGTCGATTTTGTCGCGAATCGACAACACAATTTGTAAAAAACCACCCCTTGCGCGGCGACCCTGGGAAGTGGCTCTACGACATTCACAACATGGTGAATGATAAATTACGCACACAAGCAAAGACAGATCCAACTGTCATTGACCCTGGGTCTGATCCATCGTTTGAAGAGGTCAAGGAGCGATATAGCAAGATGAAACCTACGCAAGTTCCAGGACGTGATTTCTTGTTTGCAATTGCGATAAATTATCCCGACGATCCAGAACCTGATCAAATGGCAGTCCAACGAACCTTCTTACACAAGTTAGCAGAGGTCTATCCGTTTGAGAAATTACGACGTGTGTTTGCCGGATATATCGCACGGAAAGAACCGACTCTTCAAAACCAGAAAGCCTATACGAAATGGATGTATGGACTTTTATCTGAATTGTCGAAATCAATTAATGTCCCAATTCGAACCTATCGTGGGTATGTGCACCATGTATCGTATTACAAGAGCGGTTGCTCGAAGAAGACGTACCATGGAAAAACATGCAGGCGACTAGAAGGAGGAGGACGAACAAAAAATCGAGATCACAAAAAGACACGCAGAATCAGTCATATGAATTTACTTTAATAGTAACCACGGCCACCCTTGCGAGAACCCTTCTTGGTACCTCTGCGGCGACGACCCCCGCTCAAGGGCAGAGGAGACAAGGACGCACCACCCTTGTAGGTCTTCTTGGCCATCTTCATCACGGCGCCCAAAGACTTACCCTTGTGTGCGCGCATGGTCTTCTTCAAGTGGACCAACCACTTGTTGCGCTTGCCGCCAGACATTGCAGAAACTTCATCAGCCATCTTTTTATTAAACGCGTGAGGTTTTTTCTACAAACCCGCTAGGACCGGCGGAGTAAAAATTCCATTGACTGCCCAGGACGTGGTCGACCTTGGTTGTAACTTTGATATCTCCATCGGGGACAATCATCGTAATAAAATCCTTGTTAAATTGTTTGAGGTCTTCAGGATCACGAGGGTTCGTGGCTTGCAGAACCGTCATTCTCCGTAAACCAGACTCATCCCATGTCATGTTGACCAAGGGTTCCAAGGAGGTACCGGCGACGTTTCCAGACACCAAAATCAACTTATTTGCAAGCGCATCCAATGGAACTTGTTGAAGGTCTTTTTGAGGCACAAGATGTTTACGAACGGTTGTCAAAAGGTGTTCGGCAACGCGATCGATTACAATTGTTTTGTCTGTGTGCGGGACAATTGACAAAATAAATGGGTCTTTGGATGGGAAGGCATCATTCACAATATCAATACAGACTTGTTCGAAACTGACATTGTCTTCCGCAAAATCATATCCATCATTTTGTGGTTTCTTGGCGACCACAGGCTGATCTCGTTCATCGGAATACACGTGAACTTCCAGCAACCGTTTTCCAGACTGAATAGCAGACGGAATGTCTTCATAGACAGAACCAGAGACGAGATAATCACATAATCGTTTGCGAGCTAGAACAGATCCATTTGAACTCAGTTCATCTTTGACAAGATAGACTAAAAGTCCAAGTAGCAATAAGGCAATGAGCCACTCCATTATTTAGGAATGCGAAACAATAAATTGCGAAATGCATTAATCACATCATCAGGAATACGTTCATCCATTGGAATTTCCATCAAACATGCGTGATGGAAATAAATACAATACATTCCACATTCCGAATCTTTATATTGATGGCGGGTCTTGTTGTAGGTCAATTTCATAGGTTTGCTGTGAACTCCGGTCTCATCCCATTGTTGTTTCCATCGTTTCATCAATGTCTTGATTTCTTGTTCTGGGGTCATCGCATAGGAATCAAAGTAGGTCATACGCGGAAACTCTAATTCAGGACGCACATCACAAAACACAGCAACCCAATGTTGACCGGGTCCATCATGGGGATCGGTATTAATCACAATCCCAAAGCGTTGGTTTCCCTTTTTGTAGAGTTCATGTAGT